GGCGCGGATGCGGTCGATCAGCGCCTTCTTGCGCGGCAGGTTCGGGTGCATGTCAAACACCACGTCCAGCAGGTTGACCACCACTTGCGGAGCGGCCGATGCCAGTTGGGTCAGCACCTCCATGAGCGATGTGAACGCGCTTTCGGCATAGCTCTGCTTCCACGACTGCTCGCCCACCGTGAAATGCGCGCGGCGTTTCGTGATGTCGTTGAGGTAGGTGCCATCGGCTTGCGGCTCGTTGATCCGCGTGCGCTCCACCTTGCGGCCCTCGCCGGCAATGCGGATGGTCATGGGAGCGCGCACGAACTGCTCGGCCATGCTCAGGGTCAACTCGCCCTCGATCTGGCGGGCCAGCAACAGGTTGTCGAACAGCTCGGCCGTCAGCAAGCCGCCCTGCTCCTGCTTGGCGATCACGGCCTTGCCGCTGGTGGCATTGGTCGTCTCGCCACGGTTTTCACCGGTCACGCCCGACGCACTGCGCATCGCGTTCTTGTCGCGCTCGGCCAGCATCAGTTGCTGTGTGGCTGCACCTGCCGTGGGCCGCTCACGAATCCGATTGCCAGCCAGTGCCCCGGACTTGAACACCGGCATGCCATCGGGCGCGTTCAGCTCGGCTCGGATCTCTTCCAGGTCCATCGACTCGCCGATGGCATCCTCTTCGATCAGCATCTGGTTGCTGGCCGCCTCCATGATGGCCTTGGACATCCGGTGGTTCAGCGCCTCTTGCGGGCCCAGCAGCGGCAGGATTGGGCTGTACGGCAAGCCGGTGCGGCGGTTGATGTACGCCCACATCGGGATGAACGGAAACTGGTCGTGGTTGAACGGGCTCCACGCTTCGATCAGCGTGTCGAACTCGGTCATGATCGACACGCGCATCTTGAACGCGACCGGATCACCCAGCCCGTCCTCTGTCATGGCGCGGCGCTGCGGCTCCCGCGACCAGCACTCCAGCAGCATGACGCGCTTGCGAGGGTTGAACAGCCCGACCGGCTTGGGCGTGATGAAGTCGATTTCGTCGGAGTTGCTTCCGAACGCATCCAGGCCGCTGATGAGGCCGCTGCCGCTCATCCAGGACTTGAACACGCTGAGTTCGTCGCCCTCCTGAACGCAGCGTTCGAGCTCTTCGCGCTTGTCCGGGAAGATGGCCAGGGCCACATCCAGGTCCACGATCTTTATGCGGAACATGTACCGCGCGTTGCTCAGGTCGCGGCGGCGGTCGTTGCTGTCCCACAGGATGTTGCGCCAACTCTCCGCGCCCACAAAGATAGGCACGCCCGTTCGGTCCCCACGCAAACCCACTTCCAGCCAGCCCACGCCGGCCTTGAACATGTCCTCGGCCGCGTAGCAGCGCTCGAACCCGGCACGGTTCACATCGTCCAGGTACTTCAGCAGCTTGGTCTTGTTGGTCGCGTCTTCTTCGGCCTCCGGGCCGTCGTCGTTGGCCACGACGTAGAAGTCCACGCGGCTGCGGCGCTCCGTGCCGATCATCCAGTCGATGGCCGGCTTGATCTCGTTGTAGACCACCGGGTTCTGCCCGCGTTCCTCCAACTCCGCGGCCGCCTCGCGCGACCACTGCTCCGAGTCGTAGGCCGCTTCGCACTTGGCCATGCGGGCGCGGTTGGGGCCTTGCTTGGCGGCCTCGGCCACGAACCACGCGATGCGCTGCTCGTGCCGCTCGCGGGCCGACATCACCACCTCGCGCGGCTGGGCGGCCTCTCGCGCGGCCACGGCTGTAGCTGTCGGTTTGGCCTTGGGCCGGCGAACTCGTTCGGCTGTGGCGCTCATACGCTTGCCTCCGCCAGCGTCTTGCCGCTGTTTTTGTTGGTGGCCACGACATCCCACATTGCCTGGCCGCGCATCGCCTGGCGCAGCGCCTGGGGGGCCACGGGCATGCTGACCAGCTCGGGCGCGAATCGGCACACCGTGTCGATCAGCGCATTGAGCGCGGCCTTGTCGTTGATGTCCTTGCCCAGCATTGGCAGGGCTTCGCGGCACTCACGCAAGCAATGCTCGCTGACGGAGCCGGTGCACTTGTCGTTGCCGTTGAACCCGACGAATGCGGTGATCGCGCGCTCGGAGATCACCCACATGCCCTCGCTCGTTGCGCTGCCCGTGAACACGTTCGTGGCGGGCCAGATCACCATGCACTTTCGAGTGGCGCGATGGTTGCCCACCCATTCAAGGCTGACCACGTACCCGCGGTGTTCATGGGTTTTCCAGGCGTGCTGGCCTCCAGCGGACCACATCGGGAGCCCTTCCGGGCTCAGTACAGGACTCATTTGCATGGTGCTCCACGGCTCAACGCCATGACCTCTTTCGTTGGGTGTGCTTCTTGACCGAGGCGCGGACCTCGCCCGTGTCCTGGAATCCCTGCGCGTACTGCATCCAGGCGTCGGCGCCGTAGCTGGCCCAGTTGGGCATGGGCGTCCTGCTCCAGATACCCTGCTTGTCGTTCCATTCGTACTGGTAGGCGTCCAGGCACTTGATGCCCTCGGCGCACTCCACCCGGTCAAACCAGTTGTCCACCGGCAGCGCGGCGCGCATCAGGTCGATGGCCGTGCTCTTGAGCGCAATGCGTGGCACGACGTACTCGTTGCGCATGCCGGCCTCCACCAGAATGCGGCGCTTGGTCGTCACGGACTCGCCCAGAATCTCGGTGTCGGCGTCATGAGGCAGGTGGTGTGTGCCCCACTGGAACTCGCCGTGCTCGCGGCGCCACTCTTCCAGGTGCCGCCACCACCAGCCCAGGCCCTTGCCGAAGTCGTCAAAGTACTTCACCCAGCGGTTTTGCAGGCCCACGCGCTGCATGAGCCAGATGGGATTGCGCCGGCCCAACCCGAAGTCCCAGAACGTGTGCACCGGGTAAGCGGGGTCCAGCGGAACCGTCGTGATACGCCCCGCCTCGCGGATGTCGGTCATCTCGTCACCGAACACGGCACCTTCAATGGCCTGCTCGAAAGCCTCTTCGATCGTGCTGGGGTACTCGCGCTTCATCAAGCGCTTCTGCGTCTCCCACTTCTTGACGTACCACGCGCGCTGTGCCGGGTCGATGGTGAAGTCAGCGCCGTAGGTGCCCTTCTCGCGCCAGTGCGCCTGGATCTTGTCGAAATACTTGGTCTGCTCGGCGCTGACGATCACGTCGGCCGGGTCCAGCCGGTACTCGCGGCTGTTGAACCATGGGTAGAAGTGCAACCGCCAGTCCAGCGGTGTTTCCGGGGCGTTCTCCGCTTGGCGGCGCTGGGCAGCCATCACCAAGTCGTAGAACGGGCCTGCCGCGCCCTCGGCGGTGCTCTCCACCACGATGCAGCCATCGGTGGGAACGGCCTCAAACGCGCCACTGATGATTTCCTCCGCGCGCTCCGGGTAGCGGCGGCAGATCTTGCCGAACTCGGACACATGCAGCAGGTGCAGCGTGTCGCCGCGGGCGCTGACGCCGACATAGATGCTGGAGCCGTGCTCAAACTCCAGGGCCGACTTGCTCGTCATGGCCTTGATCGGCAGCGCGGCTTTCAGGTCATCGGCCAGGCGCCCGTGGGCGAACTCGATTTTTTTGAACAACTTGCCGGCGTTGGGAAGCGTTTCCGCGATCGTGGCGCCCACGTGGTGGGTGTTGAACAGGCCCTGGTCGAGCTGGATCAACTGGATCAGCGTCGAGAACCCCTTTTGCCGCGCCTTCAGGATCAGGTTCCGCGTGTGCAGGTTGCGGGTGAAATCAAGCTGCTCGTCGTTGGGCTCGAACCGAACGGCTTTGCCGCCCTTGTTGACGATCCAGTACAAATTGCACAGGCGCCATTCCAGGCTCGTCCACTGCGGGCCGAGCACGTCGTCCAGCGTCATGGGGGCCTGCGCCTGTGCCACGGGTCAGCCCTTGCGAGGCACGAATTGCAGACGGCCGGCGCCTGCCTGGTGGATCTGCCCGACGAACGTGGCCAGGGCGTCAGCCAGCGGCTGGGCCTTGCTCTTGTTCTCGGCGCTGTAGCCGTCGAGATGCTTCATCAGCATGTCGAGTGCGCCCTTCTTGTCGGCCAGCTTCCACTTCTTGACGTGGCCCACCAGCACGCGATCCTCGCCCGAGCCCTCGTACTCTTCCAGCACGTCCAGGCCGGCAACCACTGCGGCCGTGTCGTCGTCCAGCTCGTGTACGGCCTTCGGGCGTCCCTCGGCGTCGAACATGCGGCGCGGGTCGAAGTAGGCGATGCGCGCGATCTCGCGCAGGGTGCGTTCCAGCGTGATCCCCGCTTCCGTCTGCACCTTTTCCACGACGGCGGCCTGATGGCCTTCGATCGCGGCACGAATGGCAACATCGGACAACAGGCGTGAGCCCGCCTGTTTCGCCGTCTTCGCGCTGTAGCCCGCCTCAATTGCGGCCTTGGTGGCATTGCGCCCACCGATGTAGGCGGCCACGAACAGGCGCTGCTTCTGGGTTAGCCCGTCTTCGCCTACGCCTGCGGGCGATGGCTTGCGGCGGGTGTTGTCCTTCGGGGGCATCGGTGTTGTCGTTGTGTTGACTACGCGGAGTGGTCAACACGTTCCCATGCATTCCTCCGAAATCAACCGATGCGCTCGGGCATGGAAAAGCCCGCCTCGGAATCCCGGGCGGGCTTTGCTTTGGTGTGCGCTGGATCGAATAGACTGCGGCCGCGCTCTGCGCCTCGCGTCTTCCCTCCCTGGCGCGGGTCTATTCGGCCCCACTGCTTTCCAGCGTGGGGCTTTTCTTTGGCCGCTACTCGGCGCGGTCGATCTGCTGTTCGAGCCAGTCCGTGCCGAGGCGCTTGAACTTTTCCCAGCGCGCGTCGTTCAGGCGCACGCTGCGGGGCTTGGTTCGCTCTTCCGGGGGCAGCACAGGGCCCGGGGGGCGGCCCATGCGCTTGGCCTTTGGCCGCTTCTGGGCGGTACTCATGCCAGCGGGTCGATGTTGCGGGCCGCAGAGCGATCCATGCAGGCCACGGCCACCTCAGTGACCGGCTTGTCGGCGTGCAGCTTGAAATAGTCGATGTCCTTGGCGTGCAGGCCCTTCAGGCCCG